TAGTTTATATTATAATAATATTACAATATTACAATATAACAATGTTAAGGTATTAAATACTTTGGAAACTATAGAGACTATAGATACATCACCATACTTAAATCTACAAAGTTACTTAAATTTAAAGATAGAACAAGATTCTAAAACAGATTTCATAACTTTTGTCCGTAAGATTGCTCCAATACTTGTCTCTGATTGGAAAATGGGTAAACATATAGAAGTAATAAGTGAAAAACTAAGACAATTAGAGTCTGGAGAAATAAAAAGACTTATGGTTTTCTTACCACCTAGAAGTTCTAAGAGTGTTATCTGTTCTAAATTGTTTCCTGCTTGGTATATTGGTCGTAATCCAGAGCATGAAATCCTTACTGTGTCTCATAGTGACCAGTTGTCCTCTGACTTTGGTCGGTCTGTAAGGGATGTAGTAGACTCACAAGAGTTTCAAAGTATATTTAAGAGTGTTAAGCTACGAACAGACGTTAGAGCTGCAGGTAAATGGAAGACAAACCAAGGTGGTAGTTATTATGCTGCAGGTGTTAAGTCTCAAATAGCAGGAAGAGGTGCACATATTGCAATTCTTGATGATGTAATGTCTGAAGAAGACTCTTATTCTGAAGCAGGTCGTAGATATATTAAAGAATGGTACCCTGCAGGTCTTAGAACTCGTATAATGCCTAATGGTTCTATACTTATAATTAATACAAGGTATCATTATGATGATTTATGTGGTTGGTTACTAAAACAACAAGATGAATTTGCTATTGCACCTTGGGAAGTTATAAAAATTCCTGCCTGGTTAGACGAAGAGTCTGCTAAGTTACTTGATTTACCAGTAGGTGGTAGTTACTTTCCAGAATGGAAGTCAAAAGAAGTATTAGAAGTAGATGAACAGGAAATAAAAGCATCTAATGGTGCAAGATATTGGAATGCATTATATATGCAAGACCCAACACCTGATGAAGGTGGTTTAATAAAAAAAGATTGGATACAATGGTGGGAATATGAAGACCCTCCTACTTGTGATTTTATGATTCAAACATTTGATACTGCTTTTTCAACAAAGACAACAGCAGACTATAGTGTTATACAAACATGGGGTATCTTTTCTCAATATGAAGAAGATGAACAGGGATATGAGTCTTACAAATCTAATTTAATATTACTTGGAAATATAAAAGGTAGATTTGAATATCCAGAGTTAAGAAGAATATCTCAAAAATTATATTATGATTATAAACCTGATGTCTGTATGATAGAAAAGAAAGCAAGTGGACAATCATTAATACAAGATATGCGTAGAGCAGGTATACCTATCTTAGAGTATACACCTGATAGAGATAAAGTATCTAGAGTACATGCAGCTTCACCTATGATAGAAGCAGGTAGAGTATGGATACCTAAAGATAAGAAATGGTCAGAAGATTTACTAGAAGAAATGTTACGTTTTCCAAATGCAGCTCATGATGACCAAGTTGATGCTATGACAATGGCAATACATTATATGAAAGAGTCCTGGCATTTAGACCATCCTGAAGACCCAGAGTGGGAAGATGAGCCTAGAAAAAAAAGAGTTGCGTACTGGCGAACTTAGTGATATAATTATGTTTTAAAGGGGAATAACATGGCGACAGAAAGAAATCCATTTGATAGGATAGAGGAAACAATATCAAATGTAATAGAACTTCCAGAACAAATAGATGCAATAACAGACTCACCAACTATTGAACCAGATGAGGATGGTGGAGTTACTGTAGACTTTACTGAAACTAATATTGAAATGGAAGCAGAAGATGATATACAAGAATGGTATAGTAATATAGCTAATGATGTAGATGAAGAAGATTTACAAGAGATAGCTACAACAGTTATAGATAATTATACAGCAGATAAAGATTCCAGAGCTGAATGGGAATCAATGTTTGAAAGAGGATTTGATTTATTAGGATTAAAGATAGAAGATGCGAGTGAACCTTTTGAAGGTGCTTGTACTGCTGTCCATCCTATGTTAATAGAGTCAGCAGTTAAGTTTCAATCAAAAGCAATACAAGAATTATTTCCTAGCAAAGGTCCTGTTAAATCTCAGATACTAGGAAGACAAACTCCTGAAAGAGAAGACCAAGCAAATAGAGTTCAAAACTTTATGAACTATCAGGTAACAGAACAGATGCCTGAATACTTTGATGAAACAGAAAGAATGTTATTTCATTTACCTCTTATAGGTTCAGCATTTAAAAAAGTTTATTATGATGCTAACTTAAAAAGACCAGTATCTGAATTTGTTCCTATAGACCAGTTTTATGTTTCTTATTATTCTAGTAACTTAAGAAAAGCAGATAGATATACACATGTTATTTATAGAAGTCCTATAGATTTAGCTAGAGATATACGTACAGGTATTTATGATGATGTAGAATTACCTGAAGCTACTAATCCTAATCCTACATCTTTCGCATCAAAGATGGATACTATACTAGGATTGTCTCCAACAGAAAGTAGTGACCCACAATATACATTATTAGAACAACATTGTTATTTAGAAATAGAAGAAGATTATGCTCTTCCTTATATTATAACTGTAGAACAAGAATCAAATACAGTTTTAAGTATTAGAAGAAATTATAAAAAAGACGATAAGAAACAAGAAAAAGTTTCCCATTTTGTCCATTACAGGTTTGTTCCTGGATTTGGATTTTATGGGTTTGGCTTGATGCACTTCTTAGGTAATCTCACAATGACTGCAACAGCAGCTATGAGAAGTCTAGTAGACGCAGGTCAATTTGCAAACCTACCAGGAGGCTTTAAAGCAAAAGGTGTAAGGATGGTTGGTGATAATGAACCAATCAGTCCTGGTGAATTTAAAGAAATAGAAGCAACTGGAGTAGATTTAACGAAGGCTATTATTCCTCTCCCCTATAAAGAGCCTTCTGCTACTTTATTTAGTATGTTACAGTTCATTACAGCAACAGCACAGAAGTTTGCTGATAACACAGAACAAGTTGTCTCTGATGCAGCATCTTATGGACCTGTTGGAACTACGATGGCACTACTAGAAGCTTCAAGTAAATTCTTTTCTTCAATACATAAGAGATTACATAAATCTCAAAAGGATGAATTTAAAATTCTTGCTCGTATAAACTATGAATACTTACCCTCTGAGTATCCATATGAAGTACCCTTTGCTGACCAGAATGTGTTTAAGAAGGATTTTGATGGAAGGGTTGATGTAATCCCTGTCAGCGACCCTAACATTCCTTCTAATGCACATAGGATGATGATTGCTCAAATGGCTCTCCAGATGGCACAACAATCCCCTCCTGGTATGTTTAATATAGAAGCTTTAAATAGAACCATATTAAATGCTGCTAGTATGCCTAACCTTGACGAGATACTTCCTCCTAAACAAAAGCCACAACAGATGGACCCAGTATCAGATATAATGGCAGTAACTAAAGGTATACCTATTTCTGCATTTCCAGGGCAGAACCATGATGCTCACATACAAACAAAGATGGCATACTTACAAGACCCTGCAAATGGTGCTAATCCTATTATGGCTAGAATTAAACCAGTATTAGAAGCTAATATACAAGAACATTCAGTTATGAAATATCAAGAACAAATTAGTGGTGTAACTAAAATGGCAGGACAGCAAGACCCACAAGCTGTAGAAATGGCAATGGCACAGGCAGCACAGCAAGTACTTAATGCTAATCAAGCTATGGGTCAAGCTCAATCACCTGAACAACAACTAGTTGCATTAGAGCAAGCTAAAGTAGAATTAGAAAAAGAAAAACTTAAAATGTCTTCTGCTAAAAATTCTGCAGATGCTGCATTAGAATCTCAAAAGTTAGAACTAGAAGAAATGAAACTATTAAAAGACTCTGCAGTTTCAGGACAAACTGCTACTATGAAAAAACAAAAAGGAGATTTAGATAGAGCAAGTAAAGAAACTATGAAACAACTTGACCTACTAACAAAGACTGTCATAGCTGAACAAAGAGCAGAAATAGATTTAGAAAGAATAAGAACAGATGCTATGAAAAAAGTGGCAGAATTAAATGATGTAGATGATAGAACAAGAAGTTTAAAGCTTATTGATTTTATGACAGATGCAATTAAAAATGAAATACAAGAACCAAAAGAATAACTAGGGATTTTAATTGTCTATCGACTGCCCTAGCAGACAAGCCAAGACGATAGATATAATTTTTTAAGGAGAATAAAATGGCAACAACAACTTTTAAAGGACCAGTCAGGTCTGAAAATGGTATGCAGATAGTTTCAAAAAATAAAACTACTGGTGCAATTACTGTAACTAGTGGTAGCAAGATGGCAACTGAAGCTGAAGGTGGTGCAGGTATTGAAGGTACAGCAGAAACATATATTACACAAGTAGAAAGATTTAAAAGTGATGTAGATACTAATGTTAATTTAGTAAAGACAACTATTATGATTGACCTTACTGGATTAAATTCTGGTGATACAGCAGGAGATATTATTGGTAAAAATGGTTCAGGTGTAGCATACATAGGTAAAGTAACAACAGCAAACCAAGGTACAGTTTTTGGTGTAACTATGGAATGTTTTGAAACACCTGCTACTGGTGACCCAGACATTAACTTACATTCTGCAACAGAAGGTACTGGTGTTGAAGATACTGCTATTGGTGATTTAACAGAAACTTTAATTATTAATGGTGGTGATGCTGCTGTTGGAACTAGAACTGTAGGTGGAACTATTGCAGCAGACCAGTTTTTATATTTAACAAGTGGAGATGCAACAGCAGGAACTTTCTCAGCAGGTAGATTAGTAATAACCATTCTTGGTTATGATGTAGCTAGTTAATAATTAACTTATACTGAGTGGTAATTAAGCTGCTCAGTATTTTTTTTAGGAGAATAATATATGTGGAGACAACCAATTATAAAAGAAATTAGTGTAGGCTTAGAAATTAATTGTTATGCGTGTGCTGAACTATAATGGAAGTATCTAATGAAGCTCTTCGTAAATATAACGAGGAGCTTAACTTATTAAGAATTAATTTAGCACATGGACAAGCAGATTCATTTGCTAATTATAAACAACTCGTAGGTCGTATTCAAGGAATTGAATGGTCTATTGAGGTTATTAAAACTATAACAAAAAAAATGTATGAAGGAGAAGAAGAATAATGCAACAAGTAAGCATGGCTAAAAGTATTAAAAATGATATGTGGATTACTGAAGAAGAAAAACTTAATCCAGATGTTTTACCAGAACTACCAGGTTATCATGTTCTAGTAAGACCTGTATCTATAAAAGAAAAAACGAAAGGTGGTATACTATTACCTAATTCAACAAGAGAAGATATGTCTTATCTTACAACTGTAGGAGAAGTAGTAGCTCTAGGAGATTTAGCTTACCATGATATGGAAAAATTTTCTAAAGGACCTTGGTGTGAAATAGGTGATTATGTATGTTATGGTAAACATACAGGTCAAAAAATAAAATATAAAGGTTTAAAATATATATTATTATTTGATGACCAAGTAATAATGAAAGTAGAAAGTCCTAAGACATTAGACCCTACCTTTAATTTATCTAAACATAGTATATAATATATTTGTATACTTTGTATAAATATAGTATAATATAAATATAACCGTTAAAACGATTGTTTCGTAAACAACGAGAAGGAATAAAAAATGCAAGAAGAATCTTGGAATGAAGT